TTTTAAAACATTTGCAATACTTTAATTATTTCTGAGAAATATATTTCCGAAACAAAAACGAATGAGAGGTGGTGGTGATGCCGAGGAAGCCGGATGAGAGGATAACGCAGGCAAAAGAATTATACTTAAAAGGACAGAAGCTAATTGAGATTGCAAGTCAATTAGGAGTTCCGGAAGGAACAGTCCGAAGTTGGAAAAATAGATATAAATGGGATTGCAACGTTGCAAAAGAGAAACGCAACGTTGCGAAAGCAAAGAAAGGCGGTCAGCCAGGTAACAAGAATGCCGTAGGCGGCAAGGGCGGAGCCGCTCCAAAACAAAATAAAAACGCAGAAAAGCATGGTTTCTTCTCGAAGTATCTTCCGGAAGAGACCTTTTCTATTATCCAGGAGATTGAAAAGAAGGACCCTTTAGATATTCTCTGGGAAAATATACAGATTGCTTATGCTGCAATCGTCAGAGCACAGCAGATCATGTATGTAAAGGACCACGAGGATAAGACAATCGAGAAAGTCGAAGAGAAAAAATCAAAGGGTAAGCTTATAGGCGAGAAGTGGGAGGTACAGGAAGCATGGGATAAACAGGCAACATTTTTAAAAGCACAGGCAAGGGCACAAGGAGAATTAAGGTCCTTGATAAAGCAATATGATGAACTGTTGCATAGTAATTATGAACTTGCAACAGAGGAGCAGAAAGCTAGGATCGAGCAGATCAGGGCGAAGACGGCAATTATATCTGGTGTGGATGAGGAAGAAACAGAAGATGATGGCTTCTTAGAAGCACTGAAAGGCGAGGCATACGCAGTATGGGAAGAAGAGTAAAGAAAGCAGCCTTTAAATTTAGACCATTTTCACGTAAACAAAAGAAAATCCTTACCTGGTGGATGCCGGAGTCTCCAGTATGTGATCAAGATGGAATTATAGCAGATGGAGCAATTAGGTCAGGAAAGACAGTTTCTATGTCGCTCTCATTTGCTATGTGGGCGATGGAATCGTTTGACGGTCAAAACTTTGCGATGTGTGGAAAAACAATCGGTTCTTTCAGGCGAAATGTTTTGTTTTGGCTAAAACTGATGCTTAAAAGCCGCGGTTACTATGTAGAAGACCATAGAGCAGACAATCTCGTAATTGTTCGCAGAAATGGAAAGGAAAATTATTTTTATATTTTTGGTGGCAAGGATGAACGCTCACAAGACCTCATTCAGGGTATTACCCTGGCAGGGGTCTTTTTTGATGAAGTTGCCCTGATGCCAGAGTCTTTTGTGAATCAGGCAACAGGACGATGCTCGGTGGATAATTCTAAGTATTGGTTTAACTGCAATCCAGATGGACCTTATCATTGGTTTAAAACTGATTGGATTGATAAAGCAGAAGAAAAGAAGATAGTATATCTTCATTTCACGATGGATGATAACCTCAGCCTATCGGAGCGGATTAAGAAGAGATACCGCTCCATGTATACCGGTGTGTTTTATAAACGGTATATCTTAGGCCTTTGGGCTGTAGCGGAAGGTATTATCTATGATATGTTCAGTGAAGAAAAGCACGTCATATCAGAGTCGCAGAGCTATGTCGGTAGGAAGTATGTAAGTGTTGATTACGGTACCCAGAATGCAACTGTTTTCTTACTCTGGGAGAAGAACCGTAAAGGGCAGTGGGTTGCTACAAAAGAATATTACTATTCTGGAAGAGATGAAGCGGAACAGAAAACAGATGGTGAGTATGCGGATGATATGGAAGAGTTCGTCAGTGGGATTGAAATAGAATCAATCATTGTAGATCCGGCCGCAGCTTCCTTTATTGCAGAGCTTAAGAAAAGGGGCTTCAAGGTTAAGAAAGCAAAGAACGATGTTCTCGATGGGATACGTTTTGTTGGAAATCTTCTTAATCTGGGAGTTTTGTTGTTTCTTAAAGATTGCAAAGAAACGATTAAAGAATTTGGTTCCTATATATGGGATGAAAAGGCAGTGGAACATGGAGATGATAAGCCGGTAAAGCAGTACGATCATTGCATGGATGCAGCACGATATTTTGCTTATACCATCATAAGACGGGAACGAAAATGGAGTTGAGATAGATGATAAAAGAATTTATCGAAAGAATAGGGCAGGTGATCAGAAAGATGCTTGGAAGAGAAAAAATAAAAGATGCCATCGGGGTTGAGGTAGCGGTATCTGACAAAATGGCGAATGGGATTGATCTCTGGACTAAGATGTATAAAAATGAGCCGCCCTGGAAGGAAAAGAATATAAAGCTTTGTGGATTGCCTGCTGCTATTGCCGGAGAGTTCGCAAGACTTGTTACGCTGGAACTGAAAACAGAAGTTACAGGAAATGACTTCATTAACGAAGAGTATCAGGCAGTTATCAGCGATATCCGTAAATACACAGAATATGCCTGTGCTAAGGGCGGGTTAGCAATGAAACCTTATGCATCAGAAGGGCATATAGAGGTAGATATGGTTCAGGCGGACAGGTTCTTCCCTACGAAGTTTAATTCCAGAGGAGAAGTTACGGCAGCGGTATTCGCTGAGAGCTTAACGGTAGGGAAAAAGGTATATACCAGACTGGAGTATCATCAACACGAAGGCACAATGTATCACATAAACAACAAAGCTTTTGTGAAACAGGATCTTGATAATGTTGAGGTTTTGGGGAAAGAAGTTCCTCTTACTGCTGTACCGGAATGGGCTAATCTGCAGGAAGAAGTTACGCTTAAGAATGTAAAGATGCCACTGTTTGCCTATTTCAAGATTCCTAATGCGAACAATGTGGATGATACATCACCTCTTGGTGTTTCTGTATATTCCAGAGCTATCAATGACATTAAAGAGGCGGACAATCAGTGGACAAGACTCCTTTGGGAGTTTGAGGGTTCGGAGCTTGCGATTGATGCAGACATTACCTTGTTTAAAAAGGATGATAAGGGAAATTATGAGTTTCCAAAGGGCAAGGACAGACTGTTTCGCATGATGGACCTTGATGATAATGCCGAGAAATATAAAGTGTTTGCACCGGCTATTCGTGATGAAAACCTTATTAATGGATTTAATGCGATTCTTCGCAGGATAGAGTTTAATGTAGGGCTTGCTTACGGGACATTAAGTGACCCAAATACCGTTGATAAGACCGCAGAAGAGATCAAAGCAAGTAAGCAGCGTTCCTATAGTACAGTATCCGATATCCAAAAGTCATTACAGACTGCATTAGAACAGTTAGTATATGCTATGGATGTCATGGCTCAACTTTCTGGACTTTCTGGCAGAAAGAAATACGAGATGAGCTTTGACTGGGATGATTCTATCGTAATTGATAAAGAACAGGAACTTGCCAGTATGCAGCAGGATGCGGTTGCCGGCTTTATCCGAAAAGAATTATACGTTGCAGCCAAGTATGGTGTGTCAGAAGAGGAAGCTTTGAAAATGATGCCGCAGCAGGATGAACGTTTTCAGATAGCGGAAGAATAGGTGATGTTTTATGCTAGAGCCAGAATACCTTGAAAAATTTTCAGACCAGCTACTTGCCCTGGTTGATGCATTAAGCACAGCGATTATAGCAGATATGTCAAAACGTCTTGTAAAAACCGGAGAAATAACGGAAACTTCAAGACGACAAGCAGAAATTTTGCAGGGAGCGGGGCTCCTTTATAAGGATGTTCTAAAGCGTGTTTCGCAGGTTTCTGGATATATGAATACAGAAGTGGAAAGAGTTTTTGAGGAAGCGGGAGTAAGAAACCTCAAGAATGAAGCAGTTATTTATAAAGCCGCAGGTGAAAAAGAGATAAAACTTCATCAGTCAGAAACGATGCAGAAGATTCTTGCAGCAAATGTAAGAAAGACAAAAGAAGAGATTAATAATCTTACTTTAACAACGGCTGTTAAAACGCAAAGTGCTTACATAACCGCTTGCAATAAAGCAATGATGAAAGTACAGACCGGGGCTTTTAGTTATGATAAAGCGATTGCGGATGCAATTAAGGAAGCGGCGGTGCAGGGAACCGAGGTTTTATATCCATCCGGGCATGTAGATAAGTTAGACGTAGCAGTAAGGAGAGCCGTTCTAACCGGGGTAAATCAGTCGGCGGCGGAAATGAATCTTCAATATGTCAAAGAGTCTGGCTGTGATCATGTAGAAACAACCGCTCACTCAGGAGCAAGACCAACTCATGCAGTGTGGCAAGGAAAAGTCTTTTGTGTTTCTGGAAAAGATAGCAGATATCCTCCATTTTATGAAAGTACCGGATATGGAACTGGTGCGGGGCTTTGCGGCTGGAACTGTCGGCACAATTTTCATGCGTTCTTTCCTGGAATATCTGCACCAGCTTATTCACAGGAAATGCTTGACGATTATAGTGCCAGAAAGTACGAGTACAATGGTAAAAAATATACAGAGTATGAGTTGAGTCAGATGCAGCGTTCACAGGAAAGAAAGATAAGAGCAACAAAAAGAAAACTTACAGGATATGATGCTGGAATAAAAAATACAGATAGTAATACATTAAAAGCAGAGCTGACAAATAGGTTTGAAAGTGAGTCGGCAGAGTTAAAAAAGCAGGAGAAATCTCTTAAAAAATTTTGCAGGCAAACCGGAAGAAGATATGAGTCTGCAAGGACACAAGTTCATGCAGTATTGGACTCAGAAGGAAATATCGTTGGATTTAATAAAAGCGTTGCACAGAAAGCGGTATGGGCAAGTAAAAGACATACATCTAAGATGCAGATGGTGAAGCAGCTTGATAAGTTGTCGGATGAGGAAAGATTGGCAGTGCAAAGATATACAGGCTTTGCCGCTCACCGGGTAAACCGGGCACTGTATTCCGGCAAGTCGCAAATGATTGAAAAAGAGCGGGAGTATATGAAGGTACTGGATTCCGCGTTAGATAAGGGAGTTATTGAACGTAAGATAGTCGTTCATCGAGATACGATACCGGAATTTCTAAATGTATTCCCAAAAGGATTTAAATATTCTGAGCATGATATGGAGAGATTGGTAGGAAAAACGTTAACTAATATTGGTTATACGTCAACTTCATTTAGGGATATTCAATATGGGGGAAGAAATGTACATCTTGAAATAGAAGTACCGAAGGGATACAGAGGTTGTTTGTACATAGAAAGTCTAGCAATTAAAAAATATAAAAATCAGCAGGAAGTATTGTTTAAAAGAGGTTTTCGCTGTAAAATAAAAAATATCGAAAAGGAAAATGATAGGTATTACATAAAAGCGGAGGCAATCTTATGAAAGAAAAGGGATATTATTATGACGAAAATGGAAAGTATTGTGAAATCGAATTAGGTCCAAGTTTTGATGATTTTCCAGGCATGTTTACCGTTGCAAGTCCGATACCTCTTTGTGATGCTTGCAAGAAGGCAGACTTTGATAGTAATCGCCGCCAAACCTTATGTAAAGCATATGGGAAAATACCAAAGAAATATTTGTCCGCAAAAGATTATAATTGCCCACATTTTGATAATGAAAATAACGGTTGGTACCAGTTGATTAAAGACAAGGTAGAAGGACAACAGAAGAAAGAATAATAAATTTGAATTTAGCACGCTCGATATATCAGGCGTGTTATTTTTATACTCATTTTTAACATGGGGAGAACTCCTGTCAGGGTATGCTCCTGACCTCCCCAAACGAACCACGAGACGTAGTGAAAGGCTGCGTCTTATTTTAGTGATTCAGAAAGGAGAATTGCAATGAATAACTTAATGATTTTTGAAGGACATGATGTGGAAGTGTTTGAACTGAATGGACGGGTGTTATTTAATTCAAAGCACGTTGGAAAATGTTTAGATCTTTCAGAGAGCGCAGTGAGAAATTATCTTGCTCAAATGAATCAGAGGCAGGCAATTATAGTTAAAAACTCAGATGTCCGAGATAAGGACATCCGAAAATTGAATAATGCAGGTGAAAAATTTCTTACTGAATCAGGTGTTTATAAACTTGTTTTCAAGAGTCGTAAGCCAGAAGCAGAAAAATTTAGCGATTGGGTAACGGATGAGGTTCTCCCACAGATTCGCAAAACAGGTTCTTATGAAGCTCCAAAGAAAAAGAATGGCGGGAAAGAAAAGCTCTCTTCTGTTAATCAGATGGCAAAAAATATCAGTGGTCTGTTAGGTAAAGCTGGTGTGGATGATAAGTTCATTGCAGCGGAAATTGTAAGGATTTACACAGATAACGGTTATCCGGTTCGTTCTCCGATAATAACAGAAGATAACAAACTTTGGGATTGTACCTCTATCGCAAAAGAACTTGGAATCATGTCGATGAACGGAAAGCCGCACGATAAAGCGGTAGCGGCGATCATTCAGAAACTTGATTTGTTTACAGATGAAATTGTTAGAACAGCATATAGCCGAAACGGACACGATGGAATTACCGTGCAGTATAAGGAAAGCGTATTTGCAAAAGTGAGAGAATGGTTAGAAGAAAACGGATATCCTGCAGTGATTGAGTATCAGTTGGCAAACGGAAACGTCAACGACTGCAAGGTTATTTATAATTTTTAAGAAAAGGAAGGTAAGAGAACATGAAGAAATTATTTATTAGTCAGCCGATGAGAGGCAAATCAGATCAGGAAATTTTAAGAGAAAGAGAAACGGCAATCAAGAGTGCTGAGAAACTCGTAGGTGGACCAGTAGAAGTAATTGATTCCTTTTTTCAGTCAGCTCCAGTAGACGCTAAGCCATTGTGGTTCTTGGGAAAGTCACTCGAACTTTTATCTAATGCAGATATTGCATATTTTGCAAGCGGATGGGAAGAAGCGCGGGGATGCAAGATTGAGCATGATTGTGCAATTGCATATGGAATTAAAAGTATTGAATCATAGGAGGTGATCCAAATATCTCCCACCAGCAGGGTTAAACTGGATATTGGTCAGCAGATGAGACCTTAAACAGTCGGTTCGTGGCGGTCGGTTACACGCCTAAAACAACCTAATACGAAAGGAGCAGGAAACATGAAAACAGAATTTTTAAAGAGCCTTAATCTTTCGCAGGAAGTAATTGATAAGATTATGGCTGAGAACGGAAAAGACATTGCAGTAGAACAGAAAAAAGCAGAAAAAGTTATCCAGGAAAGAGACAGCTATAAGTTAAAGGCAGAATCTCTTGAAACACAGGTAAACGATGCCAATACCGAAATCCAGAAGTTTAAAGACATGGATATTGATGGAATTAAAAAAGCAGCGGATGACTGGAAAGAGACGGCAGAAAAGGCAAAGGCCGATGCGGATAAACAGATTTCCCAGATGAAATTTGATTATGCATTATCCGCAGCATTAACTGGAGCAAAAGCCAAGAATGCCAAAGCTGTCAAAGCACTTCTCGATATGGATGGACTGAAATTCAATGATAATGATGGGAAAATCGTTGGATTAGATGAGCAACTTGCTCAGATTAAGGCAGATAATGATTATCTGTTTGAAAGCGATGAGCCGGCACCAGAGTTTGTAAAAGGGACAAACGGTGGTTCTGGCAGTGTCGGAGGAAAGAAACCGAGTGAAATGACATATACCGAATTGTGTGACTATATGGCACAGAATCCGGGAGCAGAGATTTAAAAAAGGAGTAGAAAATGGCAGGAGAGAAATTTGATTCAAAAAGTTTTAATCCTCAGGCTTTTGGAGCCTATACAGAGAGGATTCCGAACTTAAAGAGAAACGAACTGATTAAATCAAAAGCTTTAAAAGGCAATCAGGATATCAAGCGTACCTTTAATTCTCAGACAGGAACCGTTTATGCAGTTCTTCCAATGCATGGACTTATTGGTGGTACTGCACAGAACTATGATGGCGAAACAGACCTTGAATCCGAAGGAACAGAGACATTTGAAAGAGGGGTTGTCGTTATTGGCCGTATGAAAGGTTGGACAGAACGAGACTTTTCTGAGGATGTAACCGGAGGAGTCAGCTTCATGGATAATGTTGCTGCCCAGGTTAATGACTATAAGGCAGAACTTGACCAGACGACATTGGTAAAGATTCTTGAGGGTATCTTCGCTATGACAGGAGCAGAGAACTTAAAATTTGTACAGAATCACACATCCGATATCACGGGAGAGACAGCAACGGATAAGGATGGAAATGTAAAGAATGTAGTTCAGGCGGACACATTAAATACCGCATTACAGAAAGCAGCAGGAGACAATAAGTCTAAGTTCACGATCGCAATCATGCACAGTGCTGTAGCAACAAATCTCGAAAACCTGAAGCTGTTAAAATATATGACTCAGACAGATGCAAACGGAGTTGAAAGAGACTTAACTCTTGCAACATGGAACGGACGCTTAGTTCTGATTGATGATTCTATGCCAACGGAAGCTGTTGCAGCAGTAGCAGAAAGCGGAACAAAAGGAAGCCCAGGATACGTTGCACCACAGGAAGCCTACACTAAATATACAACTTTTGTTCTTGGTGATGGTGCTTTTGATTATGAGGATATTGGTGCAAAAGTGCCGTATGAAATGTATCGTGATCCAAAGAAACACGGCGGAGAAGATACTCTCTATATGAGACAGAGAAAAGTATTTGCACCATATGGAATCTCGTTTACAAAAAAATCCATGACAGCTAAATCTCCTACAGATGCTGAATTAACAAATGGAGCTAACTGGGAGCTTGTTAACAATGGCAAATCTGGATCCGCCAAGAAAACAATCAACCATAAAGCAATTCCTATTGCAAGAATTATTTCGAGGGGATAGGGGTGATTTCATGGCAAGATACGCAGACTACGCCTTCTATGTAACTGAATTTGCCGGTAACATCATTCCAAACGAGGAGTTTCAGCGGGTAATTGCAAAAGCGAGTGCATATATCAAAAATATTACTTTCTCAAGAGTAGATGAAAGTAATGTTTCGGAAGAAGTAAAAGCTGCAGCTTGTGCAGTTGCGGAAGTTATTTATAAAGCTGAAAGCTCTACGGAAGGGGAAAAGAAGTCTGAAACGGTTGGAAAGTTGTCAGTTTCTTATGTAACAGAGCAGGCAGACGGTCAGATTAAAGAAAAAGTTCTTCGTAAAAAACAATATGCTGCAGCATATCCTTACCTTGCCACGACCGGATTGTTATATAGGGGGTGTTTCTAATGATCACTAACGCTTCTGTGACGATTTATAATAAAGTCTATGACAGAGACGAAGGAAGCAATAAATATTACCGGACAGTACTTAAAGGAGTGAACTGGCAGGATGCAACAAAGGTCCTGCCATCTGATACTGGAGTAGTAAGTGCCGATGTAGCAGAGGTGTATATTCCGTTTCTGATTGATACAGAGAAAAAATATTGTTCTCCGGTTAATTTTAATTCAGAGCAGGAAAAGGATAAATCCTTCACACTTGCTCCAGAGGATATTATTGTTAAAGGGGTTGTCACAGACGAACTTACAAAGCAGAAAGATGTGGAACACCTTAAAAATAAGTATGGCAGCGTAAGGGTAATTGCTGTTATAGAAACTAACGATAACGGAAGCCCTACGATGCAGCATTGGAAGGTGACAGCAGAATGAGGGTAAAGGTTCGGTTAGACCCTGCTAGTGCAATATTGGCAAAAAGAAAGCTTGGAAAAGGCGGGCAGGCACAGAGGTATATGGTAAGCGAGGTAAGGCGCAAGACAGACCCTTATGTTCCGTTCCTTAATGGTCCGCTTAAAAATACAGCCGTAGAACATGAAAATTCTATCGAATATGTTACTCCTTACGCTCGTAGACAGTATTATGAGCATAAAGGCGATGGCTTAAGAGGAAGAGAATGGGATAAGCGAATGTGGGCAGACAGAGGCCAGGAGATTACCCAGAGTGTGGCTGATTATATTGGAGGAAAAGCAAAATGATGGTAATGGAAGCGGTGCGGGAGATTGTAAAGAAATGCCCGTATCTTGATGAATATTATAAGAGCCTTTCCGTAGACAGACTTGGAAAGGATAGCACGAGCTATTCGATTGATTCTGTTCCAGGACAGCAGGTTACTAAGAGAGACATTGCCGGGAATACAACGCGGCAGTGTCTTTTTAATTTTTCCAGTCGGGAGCTGTACACAGAAGAAGTGCGTCAGAATCTTGATAATATCGGATTCTATGAACATTTTTCAGACTGGTTAGAAGAGGTATCTGAGGCAGGAGATTTTCCGGAATTGGATGCCGGCAAGACAATTAAAAAAATTGAAGCAATCACATGCGGCTATGTGTTTGATACGGAACTTGACAAGGCAAAGTATCAGATACAGTGCAGGATTATTTATAAACAGGAGGCTAGAAGATAATGGCGAATACAAGTAAAGGAGTAAAACAGAGATACCAGGAAGCGGCATATATCGAAGTTGGAGAAACTTATGAGTTAGCCGGCACAGGTTTTGAAAAATTAGATGAAGAGCCGGGGGCACAGACTTCTTCAAAGAAGTATATCAATGATAAATCCTCTACTTCCTCTATTACATCTTATGAAGGAACGCATCCGTTTACAGCGGACCAGATTCTTTCAGAAAAGGTAATTGAGGATTTTGTATCTATTGGAAAGTTAAGAAAGACGGGAAGAGATGCGGAACGTTCTTTAGTGCGTGTTGATTTAGATAAACCAGTAGAATCAAAAGAAAATACTTTTGAGGCAAGGTGTTTTAATACTGCAGTGGAAATTTCCTCTTTTGCAGATAATGACGGAGAACTGCAGGTAGAAGGTACACTTCACGATAAAGGTGACCCAGTAGAAGGTACATTTAATACGGAAACAAAGACTTTCACACCAAAAGCATAGGAAAGGAGAAGGCAGCATGAATAAGACATTTCAGTGGAATGGAGAGAAGTTTTATTTCTCGGCATTGGAAGCAGAGACAACAAGAAAATTTATTCCCGAAGCAACAAAAACAGCAAAAGCACTTGAAGACTATGAAAAAGATGTTGTAGGAGTAGGGAATCTTCTTAGTGCGGATGATATTATTGCAGAATGCAAAATTATTGATGCTTTTCTTGATACTATATTAGGAGAAGGAGCCGCCGAGAAGATGTTTAAAGGATATGACCTGGGAGAACGTGTAGCGGCAACGCAGAAGCTGACACGTTTAAACAACGCACAGGTTAAAGAATATGGAGAAGCCGCAAGTAAAGGTCTCTTTGCATAATTATGAATATCTTAATGGACAAGCCGCCAGAGCAAGTTGAGGTAGATGGAAAATTATATAAGATAAACTCTGATTTCCGAACTTCGATTCAATTTGAAATATTGATGCAGAAAAAAGAACTTACAGAGAAACAGAAAGAATTTGCAAACGAGCTTTGTTTGTTGGATAAGGAAATGGACAGAGAGACAGCCGAACTACTTGCAAAGTATAAAGATGGCTTAGAACTTTACTATCCAGAGATTCCGAATGACATCAACGAAGCAATCAATGCGATGCTGTGGTTCTATGAATGTGGAAAAGAAAACATTGATAAAAGGAAGTCGAAAAAGTCGGGCAGCGGAAAAAAGATTTATGATTATAACTATGATGCAGATTATATTTATGCAGCTTTCTTTGAACAATATCATATTGATTTAGCAGAGCAGGAACTTCACTGGTGGAAGTTCTCTGCTCTTTTTTCTGCTCTTTCTGAGGACTGCATGATAAGCAAGATTATAACGTATCGCGTAATCGATACGAAAGGAATGGAGAAAGAACAGAAAGCATTTTACAACCGGATGAAACGGTTGTACCAACTTCCGGAAGACATTTCAGAGGAAGAAAGAGAAAGACAGGACAAGATTACGCAGGCACTTCTTGGTGATGGTGATCTGACAGGAATTTTATAAGGGATGGAGCTGCAGCCCTAAGGAACGTGCAGTGTGAACATGGATGACAGACGCAGACGAATTTTATAGGAGGTTTAGTTATGTCTGCGGATGGACATATTGAGATTGAAGTTGAGCTTAATTCTGAAAAAGCAGAAAAGGAGCTTGATAGTTTAAGCAAAAGCCTTGAAAAAGACACTGCACAGGCCGCAAAGAAAGCAGAAAGTTCTGTTAAGCAGTCAGTAAAGCAGATTGAAGCTTCTGCAAAGCAGGTCTCTAAACAGACAGAAAACTCTGCAAAGCAGGCAGGACAGGAAGTAAAAAATACAGCCAGTTCTGCGAGTAAACAGGTGATTGATTCTGCAAAAAAGGCAGAAGAAGAAGTAAAGAAATCAAGTAAAAGAGTAACAGAAGAAGAGAAAAAACAGTATAAGGAACGGGAAAAGACCAGAGAATCCAGTAAACCAGAGTCTGATCCAAGCAAGCCTTATAAAGAATCTTCCGAAAAGGTTACACAGTATTGGACGGGTGCCGGCAGCAAGATAAAAAGTATTGTAAGTACGATTACGGCTGCTACTGGTGCTGGAGCAGTTGCCGCCGGTACGGCAGCTATTAATGCGGGGAAGTCTTTTGAAGCTGGGATGGGAGAAGTGCAGGCAATCTCTGGTGCTTCCAGAAAAGATTTAGAAGCATTAACGAACAAGGCGAAAGAAATGGGGGCTACAACAAAGTTCTCTGCTACGCAAGCTTCAGAAGGACTTAAGTATATGGCTATGGCTGGCTGGAATTCACAGCAGATGATTGATGGTCTTCCCGGTGTCATGAACTTAGCAGCGGCTTCTGGCGAAGATCTTGGAACGGTTTCTGATATTGTGACTGATGCTCTCACAGCCATGGGATTAAAGGCAGGTGATAGTGCTCACTTTGCGGATGTATTAGCAACAGCAGCAAGCAGTTCTAACACAAATGTGGCAATGATGGGGGAAACCTTCAAATATGCTGCACCACTTGCTGGAACACTTGGATACAACATAGAAGATTTATCTCAAGCAATCGGATTAATGGCAAATGCAGGAATTAAGGGAAGCCAGTCAGGTACATCTTTAAGAAGTATACTTACACGCCTTGCAAGCCCTCCATCCGATGCGGCGAAAGCTATGGAAAAGTACGGAATTTCCATTAAAAACTCCGATGGTTCCATGAAGTCCCTTATGGAAGTAATGGAAAACATGAGGGATTCGCTACAAGGACTTCCGGAAGATGAGAAAGCCGCCGCCGCTTCTGCAATTGGTGGTCAAGAAGCGATGTCAGGGCTTCTTGCCATTGTGGATGCGAGCGAATCAGATTTTAATAAGTTGTCAAAGGCAATAGATAATGCATCTGGAGCGGCACAGGATCAGGCCGATATCATGAATGATAACCTACAGGGGGCATTATATGAATTAGGCTCTGCTGCAGAGTCGGCAGGAATCGAATTATATGATAATATCAAGAATCCTGCTAAGAAAGCTGTTAGAGCTGCCGCGACAGAGATTAGGAGTTTGTCGACCACGATAAAAGACAACGGCATTGAAGCGATTATCCCAGAAGAAACGATTACGACTGTGAAAAACTTAGGCACTACTGCAAAGGCTGTTGGTGCTGGTGGTTTAAAAGTTCTTGGAGGAGCAGCGCAGTTTGCCGGTGAAAATATTCAGACTGTACTTCCAGTAGCAGCTAGCTTGTTGACGGTTGTTAAGGGGTATACGGTCGTAAAGACGATTTCTACTGCTTTTGCGGAGACGCAAGTTGCTATGGCTGGCGCAAGCACGGGAATGACGATTCTTGGAACAGTTGTGAAGTTGTTCACAGGAGAAGCATTGGCAGCCACTACAGCAACAGGGCTTCTTTCTGGAGCGATTGGTGTATTGGCGAATCCTATTGCATTAGCAGTTGTTGCCGGTGGAGCATTAACGGCCGGAATGGTTGCTTATACTTTAACACAGAAAAAAAGTACAACTGAAGCAGACAAGTTTGCACAGTCTTGCAAGAAATTGAAAAAGGAACAGGATGAAGTAGCAAGTTCTATTCGTTCCATGCATAAAGATAATGCGAAAAATGTCAATGATGTAAAGATCCAAGGAGTTCAGGCAGATAATCTTCTCTCTAAATTGAAGAGTCTGATTGGTGTACAGGAAAAGGATGCTGGAACAAAACAGCAGATAAAAAGTACAGTACAGCAGTTAAATGATATCTTACCGGATTTGAATTTACAATATGACGAGCAGAAAGATAAGCTGAATCAATCCACTGCGGTAATCAAAAGAAACATTCAAGCTTTAAAAGAGCAGGCAATGGCAAAGGCATATCAGTCAGGAATGGAAAGTGCAGCAGAAAAAGTTGCAGAGGCTGAGGTAGCTAATCAGAATGCGACAGAGAAGTATACGGAAGCACTTGAAAAGAAGAATGCAGCGCAAGAAAAATTTGATAAGCTTGAAAAAGAAAAGGGACTTGGAAGTGGAAATAAAGAGTTAGCTAAAGCCGCAGAAGATTTAATGAAATATGAGAAGAGCCTGCAAACAACAGAGAAGGCTCTTGATAAATCAGAAAAGAATCTTAATGCAGCCAACAAAGAACTCACAACATATTCTGATAAATTTACAACCCAGACAAATTATAGTGATTTTCTTTCTAATTTAGACAAACTTGCGAAAGATGCTGGAATAAAAGCAAAGAAAATTCCAGAGACAGTATTAGAAAACATTAAAGCTGGAAACTATAAAGCTCCAACTACGGGTGACGGTTTAAAAAGGCTTATTAATCTTGACGGATTGATTCAACAGGCACAGGAAGCTGGAATAGAAATTCCTCAGTATTTATTGCAGGGTATTTCAGATGGCTCGATAAACTTTCAATCAGCGATTAATCAGATGAACACGCTTCTGGATTTTAGCAGTGCAGCAGAAAAAGCTGGCATTTCTGGAAAAGAAATTCCGGAAGAACTAGCTCAAAGTATCATGCAAGGCAAAATCAGTGTTGATGAGGCAATAAATCAACTGCTTAGCGGTTCTGGTGTAGCATCGACAACACAGGCAGAGACACTGACAAAAGAAAAAGCGACTAAGATTAAGAAGAATGTTGAAGATATTGGAAACGGCAAGATTAAAGGGATAAATACCTCAGCTTATACTTCATCGCTTAATACAGCGAGTCGGAAAGCAAAAAGTACCAAAAAAGAGATTGAGAAAAATAGCAAGTTAAAAGCAACCAATAATAGTGCTGCAGCAAAAAGTACTTATAAATCTGTTACAGACGAAGGTAAGAAGGCGGTAAGCACTGCAAAGAAGACAGGAAAAGAACTTGGCAAGAGCGGAGCAACGAGTGTAGCTTCTACAACTTCGCAGTGGAAATCTGCTGGTAGTAAAAATGCTAAGTCATATATTTCCGGTATAGCATCCCAAAAAGGAGCGGCTCAAAAAGCAGGGAAAACGCTATCTACTTCTGCAAAGACAGGTGCAAGCTCTGGAAAAGCTGGTTTTGTGTCAGCCGGAAGAAATATGGCTGCCGGTATCGCATCCGGTATTCATTCAGGGACTCCATTTGTAACGGCAGCGGCCAGAAGTGCAGTAAGAGCAGCCGTAGCAGCGGCGAAAGCTGCAGCTAAGATTAAATCACCATCCAGGGTGATGAAAAATGAGGTCGGCAAATACTTACCCCTCGGCATGGCAGCAGGTATTAAGGATAATATCGATTCTGTAGTTAATGCATCAAGAGCAATGTGTGCCTCAGCTCTAACAGCTTCTGCAGATGAACTTGATATTCATTCTCCTTCTCGGAAGTTCAAGAACATTATCGGAAAGAATATCCCGAAAGGCATTGCAAAAGGTGTAAGAGAATCTAAAAGCGAGCTTGTCGGAGAAATGGAAAGTGTTGTGAACGAAGCACTTAGTGTGGCACAAAATGCTTCTAAAAGTGGAAAATATTCTGAAATTGGAAGCAATCTGCTGTCTGGATTATCCACAGCGTTGGGTACATCGAAATCCCGTTCGTCCGAAACAATACAGGAAATTATTGATCGGCAGCAGGAAAAACTTTCAAATATGAACTCAAAGAAAGAGGAAAGACTTCAAGATAAAATAGACAAGCTTGGAAATAAAAAAGCAAACAAGAAGAGAAAAGCCGCATTAAAGAAAAGGCTCAAGCAGATGAAAGCTTCGGATAAGAAACAAGAATCAAAGCTTAAAACAGCAGGAGAAAAGGCAGCAGCGGCTTACAATGATGCTTTTGAAAAAGAATCTACCCGCATCACTAAGATTGCAGAGAAAAAGATTCAGAAACTTTCAGAGACTTATCAGACGAAGTACGATGAGATTAAGAGCAAGATGGACACTCTCACGGAAAAACAGCAGTCTTGGGGAAATGTCTATGACTTGAAACAAAATATTGCGGACATCAAACGGTATCAGACAAATCTGAAAGCCCTTGAGAACAAAATACCACAGTCTATGATGGATAAAATCTTAGGAATGAACGTGGATGAAGCGACAGCTTACATGGATTGGTTTAGAGGAATGACATCAGCGGAGCAGAAAGCGTACTTAAATGATTGGAATGCAATCTATTCCTCTTCAAAAACTTTTTCAAACAACTTCTTTGCTGATGATTTTGCTAAGATTCAAAAAGAATACGAGACAAAGTTAAAAAAAGCAACGCAGGATTTGCAAAAAGAGATGAACCAGATTGGAACAAATATTGCGAAAGGACTTACGGCAGGAATGAATAGTGAGTCAAGAAACCTTTCAAAAGCAATGAAGAAAATCTGTAACAATCTTATAAATACAGCAAAAAAGGAACTAAAAATAAAGTCTCCATCACGAGTATTTAAGCAGATTGGTGTTTATAACATACAAGGAGCCGAAAAGGGACATGAAGCAGAAGCTCCGCGACTTTACCGTCAGGTTGAAAATGTATCAGAGACCCTTGCAGAGCGTTTTGCAAAGGCAAACTTAAAAGTATCTCTTCCAGATATTGCAGACCGAACACAGGCTGCATTATCGAGACAGGTATCAAAAGTATCTGCAAGTATTCAGCCGCAGCTTACAGCGGCACTGGCAGGAGATGCAGGTCAGACAATTTACAATGGACCAGAAAAGATTGAGCTTGTGACTAATCTCGATGGACGGGAAATAGCAAGAACTTCTGTGCCTTATATTGATGCGTACTTAGGAAATATGGCAGCTAGAAAAGCAAGAGGGGGCGTTTAAAATGTACAGAGGAAGCTTAGGTGTGCAGATTGGAAACAAACATACTCTTAAGGACTGGGGACTTGGTTGGACAAAAATTACTCTCGGCTTTCCAGAGGCAAAAACGTATGAGCAGGATATTCCCGGAATGGACGGAGTTTTAGATTTTACTGAATCTCTTACCGGAGGGGATGTGAAATATAAGACCAGAACCCTCACTCTTGAATTTGAAACTCCCGAACAGGATTATTATGACTGGAGCGTTAGAATCTCTGAGATAGCAAATTACTTGGCCGGAAGAAAATATAAGATAATCCTGGATAATGACCCGGATTTTTATTATATTGGAAGGCTAAATGTTGAAGTCGAAAAATCAGACAGGGTAGAAGGAACTCTTACCTTGTCTGGGAGCGTTGACCCGTATAAATACGAAAAGTTTTCTAGTCTTGAAAATTGGGAATGGGATACTTTTAATTTTAGAACGGGCATCATCCGAAATTATAAAGATATTGTTGTGGATGGTACATATAAACTTGTAATACCAGGCAGAAGAAAAAGAATTGTGCCGGTAATCTCTTGCAATACAGCTATACAGGTATCTTATGAAGGGGTAATCTATAATCTTTCACCTGGCAAAAACAAAGTTTTTGGTATTTGTATCAAAGAAGGGGAAAATATCCTTACTTTTTCTGGAAAGGCTACTATTTCGGTCGATTATAGAGGAGGGCTGCTGTAATGTATCGCATTTATTGTGATGATAAAACGCTGCATGATGTGAGAGACGAGGAGTATCAGCTTATAACACCAAAAATCTCTCTTGAACTTAATAAGACAGGGAGTTTTGAGTTCGGCATACTCCCTTCTCATCCTCATGTAAACGATATAAAGAAATTGAAATCTCGATTGAAAGTATATGATGTTGACATATCAGATAGTGGGGAGGCTTCAAGATTGCTATATTGTGGCCGTTCCATTACTGATCAGCGAGACTTTGAATATACTGGTCGGATTACATGCGAAGGAGAGTTATCTTATTTACTTGACACAATTCAGCGTCCACACACTTATGGAAGCCAGTCGGGAGAAATTCATAAGGCAGATACTAATATTGTAATTTTTAAACGATTAATAGAAGAACATAATTCTCAAGTAGAAAAAGAAAAGCAGTTTGAAATAGGAATTGTTGATATTGATTCAGTAGAAATCAAAACTTTGGCGACAAACTATGAAACTACCTGGGATTTTATTAATACGAATTTTCTTGAAAAATACGAAGGTTATCTTAGGGTGCGCTATGAAAATAATGTTCGTTACCTTGACTATGTGAAGCAATACGGAAAAGTCAGTACGCAGGTAATTCGATTCGGAGAAAACCTTCTTGATTTTCAGAAGTATGTAAAGGCGGAAGATATTAAAACAGCAATTATTCCAATTGGAGCAAACAATGTAACTATAAAGGCGGCAAGCGGGCACGATGGAAAGGATTATGTTTTTAACCAGGAGGCGGTAAATCTTTATGGTTGGATATATCGTAAAGTAGATTTTTCGGATATTACCGACCCGAATACTCTTTTAGAAAAAGCACAGGAATATCTTAAAAAGAGTATCAATCTTGCGATAACTATCGAGCTGACGGCGGTAGATTTGCATATGGTAGATGTTGATATTGATTCTATCGGGCTGGGAGATTTCATTCCTTGCGTATCGCAGTATCATGGATTACTTAGTACACTTGGTGATGTATCAACTTATTATCTTGTCAGTAAATACGAGATAGATCTTGAAAATCCGGCAAATACGAAAATCACATTAGGTAAAACTTTATCAGTGTTATCAGAAAAGATGGCTTCCAATGCAAACCTTAAAAGTGACATTCAGACAGTGGCAAGTAGCATGGAGGGGATTAAAGGAACCTCAAAGGAAGCCTATGACAAATCGGTGGAGGCAATGAAGGTAGCACAGGGAATTACCTTTGACACGATCTACCCCATCGGTAGTATCTATATGAGCGTAAATGACATAAACCCAACAGAACTCTTTGGTGGCAAATGGGAACTATTAAGTAAAAGTGAAACCATTCCTATTTATTACATGTGGGAAAGAAAGGAGGATGACGTTGATAAATGATTTATTGAAAAAGATAAAAGAAGCTATCTATGGGGAAGAAGTCCGTAACAGTATACACGATGCGATAGAACAGTGCTATAAAGATGCGACTGGGCATCCAGATTCGGTGGCGGCAACAGTCAAAGAAATCGGAGAGGTATCCGCAAATCTATCAAAAGAAACCGCTGGCCGCAAGGCCGAGGTAAACACAGAACGAAAACGGATTGATAATCTAATTGCAAACGGTACTGCACAAACACAGGAAATTGGGAAAACAATAATACAAGATTCTAGCATATATAGTAGTGGGATAGTGTTAAAAGGGTTAACTGGGAACAATTATTATTATAAATTATTTGAGGAATCCAGGAGTATTGATAGCGAATTTTGTACTATCACAAATCAGCAAGGAAAGTATACTGCAAAATTGTTAAAACCGGGATTGTATTATATGAATTTTAAAGTACATGTAGAAATGTCCGGTGGCTTTTCCGAAGAGGTAATTGCACCACTCAAATTGTTTAAATCTAATACTTTAGATTGGAGTACATTTGATGTACTGGACGCTGAGACTGTAGAAATTTCAAAAACAGAAAATACTTCAATCAATAAAAAGATTCATTTTCTATTCAGGGTAGCGGAACCATCGTATATCAGGATATATATTGATGTTGATACCAGTCATACTAAAACGATTACGTTTCGAATAGATGGTTGTGATATTATTGCACTAGATTGGAAAGGCAAGCAGTCTGCAGATCTATCTGAATTACATGATCTGCGTATCGGAGCGGATGGAGTTGTGCATAATACAGCCGGGGAAGCGGTAAGAAAGCAAATTGGTAATTTAACGGAAGGGTTAGATAACAAAATAGAACACGTTGGCGGATATAAAGAATATGATATTGGAGCTCCAAGCGTTGGAACATATTGGAACAAAAGTGCTAAAAAACAGCTTGAATCCGAAACATATCAATCGTTCAATCCAATTTCACTAAAGGCTGGAACATATCATTATGAAAATATGAGTGGCTCTTTTACTTTTTACGAAGATACTGACGGAAATTGGATACCGATTGGTAAATATTCAGCGTCAGGTAATGGCGATGTAGTAATCACTAATGATACTACGATATATATCACCGAAATGCAGAAATCTGGTGTATTTGTTGGTGCAAAATTATCTTCTGGTGACATTGCACAGAAAGAATCTAACTGGTTCAAAAATCCAAAATATGACATTGACAATATCAATAACACTTTGGAAAGTTTAAGTGATTCTGTAAATGATATAAAAAGTGTAGATGGTTCTGCAATAAAAGAATATTGCATATATGTCTCAACCACAGGCTCAGATACGAGTGGCGATGGTTCGGAAGAAAAACCATTTGCCACTATTTACCATGCGAATGAAACGATTACCGATAATTCCTACACCAAGAGATACAGAATTATCGTATTACCAGGAACATACACAGATTTACAAGACAAATATACAGGTATAACACCTACTGGCAAGTATCAAGGTGTTATAACAAAACCTTGGGTTACTTACGAGTCAAAGAGTGGGAACCCTAAAGATACTATCATCGAGTGGGATGGTTCAACAGGATTGGAGAATCCTAGACGAGATGACGTTGTAGAGAAATGTGCTTTTCATATTGTTTCCTTACCGAGAACATTTACAGCGATTAAAGGATTTACAGTAAAAAGTAAAAATGCAAGATATGCTATGCATTGTGAGAGTAGTGGTAGAGGGATACAAGGTGAGTGGCTTATTGAGAATTGTATATTTGATTGGGGTGGATGTCCTGATATAAGTGACGATACAGGAAAGGTTCCCGCAATAGGAATTGGCATGAGCCCGTGTGAAAAAGGTACGATTAAATTTTGTAAATTTATTACAAATACTGTTGAAACAATGCTCGTGCACGACGGAAAAAATAATGACGGAAATAGTGCTGTTATATTAGGTGCAGAACTGAATTTTATAAAATGTGATTTGGGAACCGGAAGGTTACAATTTCAGAGTATTTATCCGAAGTCTGGCGAAATTAACGCAAAAACAAATAATGTTTGTAACTTGGTAAGTTGCACACAAATAAACAACCTTTATAGTTATATTTCGTCACTTAATTCAGATGGTGAAATGGTATGGAGAGTTTATGGAAAAGACTGTGACTTTGCGAGTTATGGTAATATGAGTGACTATGTCTACAAAATCGGAACTGCAAATAATGTATCTAACTAAGCTAAAGAGGGCATCAGTTAACTAGAAAAAGAAGGAGGATGTGATTTTGAAATTAAGAAATTGATTATTTATATGTAGCAGTGTAAAATAAAAATAACCCAGAAGGTTGCAGCCTTTGTCTGGGTTATTGATACAATGTAGTTTTGATTAACCTCATTGTATCATTTGTAAAAGGAAAAGTAAATATTTTATTATCAAGCCAAGGAAGTGAGAAAACATGAAACGCATTCCGTTTGACATGAAAAGATATGAACAAAATCAATATATTTCACAGACAATGGATATTGTAAAAAATATGGTGGATACATGGAAATCGACAATGATTTTTGCGTATATGCGTTTTATGATGGAACAGAGCATTGGATTGGATATGCTTCACCATTGAATCTCGATTGGTTTGATCAACAGTTTGAATGATACAGGGAGAAAATACTATGAGAGGAATTGTGGCAGGAGTTGAATATGGTGGTTCAGTGAATAATCTTAGGATATATGGTGGATTAAATCCGGAAAAATTAAGACAATATATACTATATTGGGATAAAATAGATTATCCAGAGAATAACATCATAGGATGGGAACTAACGCCTGATGAAGAGTTTCTTATAAAGTGCGGAGTGATGGAAAGAACAATGTGTAGTTTTTTCGGAAAGGTGTCACTTGGAGCAGATACATTATTAGACGTACAAATGGCAGCATTTAAAAAGCATTGCGAAGAGAAAGATGGAATCTGGTCAATTGCCCAACCAACGAAGGAGATTATTCTTCCTGAAAGGGAGAGTATTTTAAAGGAAAATATTCAGGTAGAATTATATAATTGTTTACCTGTACCAGACATAGACACACCATTTGAAACGATTTTAAACTTCAAAGAAAGAAGAAATAGCGAGTTAGAGGCATTTAGAAATTTACTAGATGATATGTATAAAGATATTCTTTCGCATCCAGATGCTGAGTTTGCAAAAAGAAAAAGCATCGAGAATATTGAAAATGCATTAATTAATATTGATAGAACTTTAAAAGAATCAAAAATTAAGCGAGTATTCAAAAATATGAAAGCCGAACTTAATGTCAATACACTTATTGATGCAGGTTTTAAATTAGTTGCTGGGACAGTTCTGGGACAGAATATGGGGTTAGGTAAACTTAGCGGAATAGTTGGAGTGGGAATTTCGGCAATAAATATTACTCAAGCATTATCACAAACACCGAGGTGTTTGTCACCGGAAGAAACAGATTATGCATATTTGTTTTATGCCAAAAAGGAGATACAGAGGGTGGTTGTTCCGTGAAAAAATCAAATTATAAAACAATAACAGAAATAATTATAACAATTATAGCTATCGTTTTCATGAACACAGAAAATTGGCGTTTGGGAGCACTATTACTTTTACTAACGGTAGTATACGATATTATTGTGATTATTAAAAATGGTAATTAAAAATATTTGTTGACCGTAGGCAGGCCCTGCGGTCTTTTTTATACAAGAAATCAAAAAGCGTAATAAGTTATACGCAAACTGGATTTCAAAAGAGAGAAAGAAAAGATTCCAAACTCCTTGAACAAATGCGAAGCATTTTTCACTAGGGATGATTTTAGGAAAAGAAATCACAGGTATATAAGTGAAAAAAAGCCACAGATATAGCAATGAAATAAAAGCACACATATATAAGTGTATTTAATGCACAGATATATGTGTGCTTTATTTTCACAAAACTAGGTCAATTTCTTCTAAAAATCTAAAAAATATATCGTATAAAGGAAAACAGCTCCCGAAAGAGCTGCTTTAAAAAATATGAAAAAAATAATTAACCTTGAAAGACAGGCCAATAACATTATAATAACATATTTTGTGTAATACACAATGGTATTTTTTAATACTGTTGTGTATTTTTTTATTCTCAAGGAGGTGAGAAAAAATGAGAATAGTAGCAACAAAAAACAGGAAAAGAAAAAAGAAATTTCCATGGCGAATCGTGCTAGATAACGGAAGACAGATTCCGGTGCCATCACAGTATAATTTCAAATCTTCGTTCATCCGCACACACGGATGCAGTCTCGTAGCGTTTTATATGGCGCTGCGATACAAAGGCATTAAGAAAAATATGCAGCAGGTTCTGCGGCATGCCAGAAAGAAATTGAAATGCGACGCAAAGTATCCGCTTACAGAAATTGCGAGGGGAATCAATATGATCTGCCCAGGGAAGCCGGCAACTTATCACAAATCTTTAACGACCGAACAGCTAAATGCGAAGCTGAAAAAAGGCTATATGGTCCTGTTTGAAGAGGGAAATCCGATTCACACAGTTGCCTTGTTGAGAGATAACAAATCGGGTAAGATTTATCGTTTCTCAGACGGAAAGAAAAGTGTAGTAACTGTTGAGAAAGAAAATGTACGAAGGTGTACGAACAAAACATACAGAGGCGTAGTAATTGTAAAATAGGAGGAAAAGTTATGAAGAAGAAATTATGTTTAATGTTAGCGATGTTACTTGTAGCCGGAATGATTATTCCGTCAAATGTTTCAGCAAGGACTGTTAGTAGAAATGATTATAGAAACATGATTTATGCAGCGGTATCTCCACGGCCTAAGGCAACAGCAGTGCAGAACAAATACGACAGTGAAAAAGATAGGAGAGTCATAGAGTACAAGTGGACCCCTGCGAAAAAGGCAACCGGATTCGAGAATCAATTTTCGAGAGACCCGAAATTTAAAAATAAGACAAAGACTTACATATATAAATTTTCCGGAAGCTCAAAAGCCCATTGGGCAGCTTTTGAGTGTGATTGCAAGAAAGATGATTGTGAAATGGTGCATGGAAAATATTATGTAAAAATCCGTGCATGGTACGGCAACTATCCAGGGAGATGGAGTAATGTATTAGTTTTTGCTGAGAAATAG